CATGATCCGCGACGACCTGCTGGCCGCAGCGCGCGAAGTCAACCCCGAGCGCCATCGCGTGGTGCGCACGAAGAGGAGAGCAGCATGAGCACGAACGTCGCAAAGGCGCTGGACAACACCCGCGAGCAGGCGCCGCCGCGCAGCTTCACCGAACACCTGCAAACGCTGCTGGGCGGCTCCACGTGGCGCGAGCCGATGCTGGGGGCAACGCCCACCGCCGGGCGGATGCCTGCCGCGCACGAGGTCGCTGCCGCGCTGGGGATGGTGCGCGGCCACCTGTGCGTGGCGTGCGGAGCGCAGGCTGGCAGCCGGCGCCAGGGGGCGTGCACGGGCTGCGGCGCGGTCACCATGACCAAGCCCGATCCCACCGACATCGGCCCACTAGCGGCCGAGGATCTGCTGTTCGGGCAGACGCGGCACGCCGGCCAGGTCATCCGCGCCGTGGCCGACGCCCTGGCGGCCGACCGCAACAGCCGGGCGTGCCAACGCTGCCGGCCGTGGCTGCGCGTGGTGTGCTGGGCGGCCTACTACGAGCTGGCCTATGGGCGCGGGCTCGCCCAGATCCGCCCCAGCGAGGTCACGGCCGCCGACTGGGAGATGCTGACGGAAGCAGCGCGGCGCGTGATCGGCGCATTGGCCGAGGACGCCGTACACCGCGCGCGGGCGAAGTGGCGGGCGCGATGATGGGCACTTGACACAGGCGCAAAGCCTGCTACTATTCAACCCATTCTGGACAACTGCGCCTCGGCTATATGCTGGGGCGTTTGCGTTTCTACGGCTGGCGCCTCTGGCGGCAATCCTACGCAGGCCTGCGGACGCGCAGGCGAGCAAGCCGCTACGCGCCGGCTATCGCTACGCCGGCGCAGTGATCGCCATCGTGCTCGGCCTCGCCGCGTGACGTGCATCCCGTGCGAGCGCGCACGCGAGGCCCTGCGAAAACTCAACCCGCTGGCAAGGCCGGCGCAACCAAAGGAGGCGGCCGGCAGGGCTGACCGCTATGGCGACACCGAAGAAAGACAACCCCGGGAGCAGCCGGTTCAAGCCGGGCCAGTCCGGCAACCCCGGCGGCCGTAGCCCGCGCGTCGGGCCGAACGGCGAGACCGTTGCCCAGCTTGCGCGTGCCCACACCGCCGAGGCGGTGGAACGGCTCGTGCGCGTTATGCGTGGCGCAGACGATGATCTCGCGCTCAAGGCCGTGCAAGCCATCCTCGACCGCGGCTGGGGCAAGCCGAAGGAGAGCGTGGATCTCGACGCCAACGTGACCGGCAACGTGATTCCCGTGATCCAGTTTGTGCGCCAGCCCGATCCAGAGTGATCCAGCTCAGCCTGACCGGGCCGCAATTCGATTTCGTCACCGCGCCCGATCAGTTCCCGGCCTTCGTGGCTGGCTTCGGCTCAGGCAAGACGCACGCGGCGATCGCGCGGGCGCTGGCGATGAAGCTGTCATGTCCGCGGCAGGACGTCGCCTACTACCTGCCGACGTACGACCTTGTGCGCCGCATCGGCTTCCCGCGATTTTCCGAGCAGCTGGAACAGATGCGCCTGCGGTTCAAGACGAACAAGGCCGACAACGTGATCGAGGTGCAGGACGCCGGCACGATCATCTTCCGCACGCTGGACACGCCCGAGCGCATCATCGGCTACGAGGTGGCGGACAGCATCGCGGACGAGCTGGACACCCTCAAGGAAGAGGACGCCCGCGATGCGTGGAACAAGATCATCTCCCGCAACCGGCAGAAGAAGCCGGACGGCTCGCTGAACACGGTGGGCGTGGCCACGACCCCGGAGGGCTTCCGGTTCGTGTACGACCGCTGGCAGCGCAACCCAGCGGACGGCTACCGGATCATCCGGGCCAGCACGATGAGCAACGCGGAGAACCTGCCGGCGGGCTACATCGAGAGCCTGCGATCCAGCTACCCGTCGAACCTGCTGGCCGCGTACCTGGACGGCGAGTTTGTCAACCTCGTGGCCGGGTCGGTGTATCCAGAGTTCGACCGCAAGGCAAACGCCACGGCCGAGACCGTAAGCCCGGCCGAAGCCTTGCACGTGGGCATGGACTTCAACGTCGGCAAGATGTCGGCGGTGATCCACATTCTGCGCGGCGACCTGCCGCACGCCGTGGCCGAGCGAACCCGCGTGCTGGATACGCCGGCGATGGCCGCGCTGATCAAGCGCGACTTCCCAGGCCACCCGATCATGGTCTACCCCGACGCATCGGGCGCGTCGCGCAAGAGCAACAACGCCAGCGAGTCCGACCTGGCAATCCTGCGTGCCGCTGGTTTCAGCGTGCGCGTGAACGCAGCCAATCCACGGGTCAAGGACCGCGTGCTGGCAGTCAACGCGATGATCCACAAGGACGGTTCACGCCGGTATCGGGTCAACCCCGACACCTGCCCGGAGCTGGTCGAGAGCCTGGAAAAGCAGGCCTACGACAAGCACGGCGAACCGGACAAGACAGGCGGGCTCGACCACGTGGTCGATGCGGCCGGCTACTTCATCGCTTACCGCTACCCGATCCAGCACCGCATCGCGCTGGTGCAACCCCTGAGGCTCTGAAATGCCCCTAGCCGTCAACGAAACCACGCTGGAGGTCCGCGCGCTGACCGAACAGTGGAAGGTGCTGGATGCCCTTATGGGCGGCACGCCTGCCATGCGCAAGGCGAGCACCTTCCTGTTGCCCAAGTGGCCGGCGGAAGAGGATGGCGCCTACGCCGCGCGCCTTGCCACGGCCACGCTGTTCCCCGCCTACCGGCGCACGGTGTCGGTGATGGCGGGCAAGCCGTTCGCCAAGTCGTTGACGATCAAGGACGCCGACGCCCGCATCGAGACGTGGTGCGAGGACGTGGACCTGCAAGGCGTGAACCTGCACGTGTTCGCCGGCGATATGTTCGAAGAGTCGTTCTACGGGCTGGCCGGCATCCTCGTGGAATATCCGCGCGTGCCGCCGGGCGGGATGACTGTCGCGCAGGCCGAGCGGGCTGGGCTGCGGCCGTACATGGTGCGCATCCGCCACGACCAGATCATCGGCTGGCGCACCGGCATGATCCAAGGCCGGCTGGCGCTCACCCAGCTGCGCCTGCGCGAGGATGGCGAGGTCGATGACGGCGCCTACGGCACGAAGGCGGTTGAGCGCGTGCGCGTGCTTATGCCCGGGTCGTGGGAGCTGTGGGAGCGGGGCGGCCCGAAGAATGACTGGCAGCTCGTGGACAATGACACGACCAGCCTGCCGGTGATCCCGTTCGTGCCGATCTACGGCCGCCGCCGCGACTTCATGAAGGGCTGGCCGACGCTGCTGGATCTGGCGTACCTCAACGTCAAGCACTGGCAGTCGCAGTCGGATCAGGACAACATCCTGCACGCCGCGCGGGTGCCGATTCTCGCCATGATCGGCGCGGAGGATCAGTCGCAGCTCGTGATCGGCGCAGGCACCGCGGTGAAGCTGCAGCTGGACGCCGACATGAAGTGGGTGGAGCACTCCGGCGCCGCCATTTGCGCGGGGCGCGACTCCATCACCGACCTCGAGGAACAAATGATCCAGTCGGGCGCCGAGCTGCTGGTCAAGCAGCCGGGCACGCGCAGCGCCACCGAGGCGTCCGGCGATCAGGAAGGCAACAAGTGCGACCTCCAGCGGCTTGCCGAGCAGATGGAGGACTCGCTCGACCAAGCGCTGGTATTTATGGCGGCCTACGGCGGCGTGCCGGTCGAGCGGGCCGGCAGCGTGGCGCTGTTCAAGGACTTCGGCGTGGCCACGCTCTCGGACGCCAGCGCGCAGCTGGTGGCGGATCTCAACAGCCGCGGCCTGCTGTCCAGCGAGACGGTGCTGCGCGAGCTGCAGCGCCGCGGCGTGCTGGACGCCTCGATCAATGTCGAGGACGAGCTGGCCAAGGCGCGCGAGGAAGGCCCGGCGCTGGGCGAGCTGGGCGGGCAGGGCGGGTTGCCGGGTAGCGCATGACCGCCAACGCGCTGTTGCTTGATCGCGCCGTCGATCACGCCATCGATGAGCTGCGATTCGAGCGCGGCGTCGTGTACCGCATGATCGCGGTGCTGAACCGGGCAGACGCGCGGTTGTCGGCGCAGCTGGCCGAGGCGCTGCTGCAGCTGGACGCCGAGAGTTTCACGGTGCAACGGCTGGAGGCGCTGCTGGTCAGCGTGCGCGAGACGAACGCCGCGGCCTACGCGGCCGTGTTCGACGCGCTGGAGCCGGCACTGCGTGATCTGGCCGAGGCCGAGGCGCAGGCGCAGGCCGCCCAGCTGCGCGCGGCAGTGCCGCCGGCGGTGCAGCTACGATTCCCCATCGCGGGCGTGTCGGTCGAGCAGGTGTACGCCGCCGCGCTGTCGCGCCCGTTCCAGGGCCGGCTGCTGCGCGAGTGGGCGGCAGACTTGGCCGAGTCGCGGCTGCGGCAGGTGCGCGAGGCGGTGCGCGCCGGCTACGTGGCCGGCGAAACGACCGCCGACATCATCCGCAAGGTTCGCGGCACCAAGGCGCTGCGCTACGAGGACGGCATCCTCGCCCGGCCACGGCGCGAGCTGGCCACCATCGTGCAGACGGCCCTGTCGCACACCGCGCAGACGGCTCGCTCGGTCAGCTATGCGGCGAACGCCGACCTGATCAAGGCGCTGCGGTGGGTGTCCACGCTGGACAGCCGCACCAGCCCGATGTGCCGCGTGCGCGACGGGCTGCAGTACACGGCGACCGCGCCGCACAAGCCTGTGGGCCACAAGGTGCCGTGGGGCGCTGGGCCGGGGCGGCTGCACTTCAACTGCCGGTCGGTCTCCGTGCCGGTGCTGAAAAGTTGGAAAGAACTCGGAATTGATGCGGAGGAATTGCCGGCCAGCACCCGCGCCAGCATGGATGGCACCGTTCCGGCCGATCTGACCTATGGGCAGTGGCTGGCGCGCCAGTCGGCCGAGCGGCAGGACGAGATCCTCGGGCCGGTGCGGGGCAAGCTGCTACGGGCCGGGCGGGTCAAGGTGGAGCAGTTCACGGATGACAAGGGAAACTGGCTGACACTCGACCAGCTGCGCGCCAAGATCGGCACTTGACAACGGCGCAGCGCGTGCTACACTTACCCAAGATGCCGAAGTTTCGCGTAATCGACGGGCGACCAGACGCGAGCCCGGCAGGTGCCGTGCGCAAGCGCGCCCGCCAGTCCGCACGAGACTGGCCTGCCTGCTCACATTGTGGCGGGCGCGAGACAGTCCCCGCCAAGATCGGCAATGTCAAGAACAAGCTGTGCGTTGCCTGTCTGCTGCAGGGGCGGCGCGTGGTGGTTTGTTAACCCCGCCCGGCGTTAGTTCGCCCGGCCCGACGCCCGCCTCGCGCTGGCGCTTCTCTTTCCAACGGCTCGCCAATGGCGGGCCGTTTTCGTTTCCGCGCAAAGCGCATCCAGCCCAAGGGGCAATCCGTGAGTGAAATCGACCTGACCTCGCCCGAGGTCAAGCAAGCTATTGCCGACGCCGTAGCAGAACAGACGGCCGGCCTCGTGGCCAAGCGCGACGAACTGCTCGGGAAGATCAAGAAGCTCCAGCAGGGGCAACAGATCGACCCGGCGGAACTCGCTGCGGTGGAAGCCGAACGCGACGAGCTGAAAGCCAAGCTCGCCGCAGCCGACAAGGCCGCCAAGAAGACGGCCGCCGACCTCGAGGCCGCCACCAAGCGGGCCGCCGAGATCGACACGGCCTACGCCAACACCCTGCGCGATAGCGCCCTGACCGACGCCCTGGCGAAGGCGGGCGTGACCAGCCCGGCGCTGCTCAAGGCAGCCAAGGCGCTGCTCAAGGACGGCGTGCAGGTGGTGGACGTGGACGGTAAGCGCGTGGTCAAGGCCGGCGACGTCGATCTCGACAAGCACATCACGGAATGGGCAGGCAGCGACGAAGGCAAGCACTTCGTGGCGGCTCCCGAGCACAACGGCGGCGGTTCGCAAGGCGGGCGCGGCTCCAACGACACGGGCAACAAATTGCCCGATCCCACCGACAAGGCAGGCCGCGCGGCTGTGTTCGCACAGCGCCTGGCCGCCGCTTCCCACGAGGAATAAGCAATGGCTCTCTCCAACATGAAGGTCTTTAACCGCGAGGTGCAGACCGCCACCATCGAGACCGTCGCCCAGATGGTCGACAAGTTCAACGCAGCCTCCGGCGGCGCCATCACCCTGACCAACCAGGGCTTCGAGGGCGACTACCGCTATGAGAACTTCTGGGCTGGCATCCACAGCGCCCAGCGCCGCGTGGACCGCTACGCCGCCAACTCGGCCGCGTCCAGTACCGCGCTGGCGCAGCTGCAGGAGATCGGCGTCAAGGTCGCCGGCGGCTTCGGCCCCATCCTGTGGGAGCCCGGCCAGCTGGCGTGGGTGCAGAAGTCGCCGGGCGAGGCCGTCGAGGTCATCTCCCGCAACCTGGCCGAGGCGATCCTCAAGGATCAGCTGAACACCGGCATCGCGGCGGCCGTGGCGGCCATCGAGGCGGGCACGACCAATACGACCTACGACGCCGGCACCAGCGTGCTGTCGTACCGCCACATCAACCGCGCGCACGCGCTGTTCGGTGACTCCAGTCAGCTGCTGATCGCGGACATCATGGATGGTGTGTCCTTCCACAACCTGATCGACGCCAACCTCGCCAACGAGGCCACGCTGTTCCAGGCCGGCAACGTCCGCGTCGTGGACATCCTCGGCCGTCGCGTGGTGGTCACCGATGCCCCGGCGCTGCGCGAGTCGCCCAGCACCACGACCAACGACGCGAAGATCCTCTCGCTGGTGGCGGGTGGCGTGACGGTGTACGACGGCTCGAACCTGATCACCAACATCGAGACCAACAACGGCAAGCTGCGCATCGAGACCACCTTCCAGGCGGACTACGACTTCGGCGTGGCGCTGAAGGGCTACCAGTGGGATGTCGGCAACGGCGGCAAGTCCCCGACCGACACCGAGCTGGCGACCGGCTCGAACTGGGACAAGGTGGCGACCAGCTACAAGCACACCGCCGGCGTGCTCACCATGTACGAAACCAAGTGAGCCTGACCCCCGCAGAGTTCTGGCGGGGGAATGCCCGCCTACGGGACATCACGCCGAAAGGCGAGCGATTCCCGGAGGTCGGGTTGTTCGACGCACTGGGCCGGGCATGTACCGGCTCAGTGTTCGAGTTCGGATGCGGGGATGGCCGGCTCGCGCCGGCCTTTCCTGCGGCCGGGTACGTTGGCTTCGACATCAACCCTGCGGCGCTGGCCGCGGCGAGGATGGCGAATCCAGCGCACCACTACAGCACCGAATGGGCGCCGGCCGATACGTGGCTGGCGTGGACGGTGCTGCTGCATGTGCCGGATGACGCCATCGGGCAGCTGCTGGCGCGCACCGGCGACTACGGCCGCATCGTGATCGGTGAGGTCATGGGCCGCCGCTGGCGCCGCCCGGGCGACCCGCCGGTGTTCAATCGCGAGGCCAGCGAGTACGTGGCGCTGTCCGGCCGCGCGCTGGTCGATTCGTTCCCCGTCCCTTACCCGCGCTACGGGTGCGACCTGACCGTGCTGGTGCTGGAATGACCCCCTGCTGCGTGCTGCGCTCCGGCGGCGACTTCGGCCCCGAGCACGTGCGCTGGCTCGCGCGACAGGTGCCCGGGCTGGTGTGCTTGTCCGACGTGCCGCCGGTTCCGGGCGTGGACTGGCGCCCGCTGCAGCACGGCTGGCCGGGGTGGTGGGCCAAGATGGAGATGTTCGGGCCGGCGCTGGAAGGCGACGTGCTCATGATCGACCTGGACACCGTGGTGCTGCGGCTGCCCGAGGCGCCCAGCGAGACCACAGTGCTGCAGGATTTCACCGACCCGAGCGTGATGGGGTCGGGCTTCATGTTCGTGACCGCGGCCGACCGCGCGCGGGTGTGGGAGGCGTGGCTGGCCGATCCGGCAGGCCACATGGCCGCCAACCGGCGCTGGCCGAAGTGGGGCGATCAGGGCTTCCTGCAGGATCACATCGGCGGTGCGGCCAAGTGGGGCGCCAACGTGCGCAGCTACAAGGTGCATTGCCGTGGCGGCCTGCCGGCGGGGACGGATGTGGTGTGCTTCCACGGCAAGCCGCGGCCGTGGGCCGTGCGCGATGCGTGGGTTCCGCCGCTGTATCCGGCAGCCGCGCTGCGCGACTTCCGCGAGCTGCTGCTGCAGCACCCGGGGCGGCGCTTCATCGTCATGGGCGGCGGGCCTTCGCTGGAGGCGGATCTCGACACGCTGGGCCGCAAGGCTGGCGACGTGGTAATCAGCACGAACGCGCACGGCGTCGAACTGCGCCGGCCGGACTACCTGCTGGCGATGGATCACACGCATACCGGCAAGGGCGTGCCGATGGGCGAGTACCTGCGGCAGCGCAGCGATGCGCCGATCATCTCGCCGCACGGGTTCGCTGACTACCGGCTGGGGTTCTGGCCGGAGCATCCGCGATTCGTGCTGTCGGGGCTGGTGGCGACGTGGGCGGCGTTCTGCATGGGCGCCAAGGTGGTGTGCTTGGCCGGCATGGATGGCTACCAGGACAACGACTACACCGACGAGGCCCGCAAGATCGCGCGTGACGTGCATTGCCCTGTGCGGGTGCAGCCAGCCAGCTTCCTGCGTGCGGTATGGCCGGTTTTCGACAAGGCCGAGCGCTTCGGCAAGTACACGCCGCACAGTTCGATCGACGGGCTGCGCGGCATCGACAACACAATCCGGGTCCGGGCGCGCAAGCCGTGCACGGTGGGGGCGGTCGAGCTGGAGCGCGGGCAGGAGATGACCGCCATGCGCCATGAAGTCGCACGCCTACTGCGGCACCGAATGCTGGAGGAACTGTGAGCCTGACCGTCGAAACCG